TTCGAACACTTCCGACCAGTCGGCGCGATTGGAAGCCGCCGGCAATGAGCCCATGAACATCTAAGCGGCCTCACAATTTGCGATAGAACGTGCCGAGCACGGTTTTCTGTACGTTGTTGATCGGCGCACTTGTGCCGCCTTGAGCCGCGCCAGAGAACGACGACGCGTTCTGCGAGACATTGATGGTTGCTGGCGTTGGCGTATTCAGATTGAACGCACCGCCGCCCGTCGAAGCGGATATATTCATGGCAGCGGCATTGTGAGAGATATTGATCGCGCCGTTCGCAATGGTGCCGCTTGGCGTGTAAGGCGGGAGATTCCCCGTTACCAGCGTATTGGTTTCGCCACCGATCTTGCTGCCTGCCGTCGTGGAATCGCCGCTGATAATTGGGACATTGCCGGACAGCGAAGCGGCAGTATTGCCCATGTCGGCCAGACCGCCGGGAATGTAAAGGCGCTTGTCCGGCAACTGGATCGTCTTGTTCGCGCCCCAGTCCGCCGACGATGAAGCACCGCGCCCGCCAGCCACCGGGCAAATCGTGTCCGGAAATTTCTGCCAGAGGTATCCGAACAGCGCCTCACAATCCGCCGACGCGCGCTCCGTTGCGCCAGAGGATGCAGAACCGACGGAGCGGCCATTATCGCGGACCCAGCCATCGCGGGTGCCGCTCACATCAAGCCAGAGAACGTCGCCAGTCTGGAAAATGGTGGTTGCGTCCACGGTCCCGCCGCCACCACCGCCGCCAGACGATGGGCCGATGACCAACAGGTTATCGGCCGTGAGTTGGACAACGCCATCCTTATCGACCAAGCGAACCTTGATCGTGCCATTGGCAAGGAAGAACTGCGGAAGCCGGCCGGCCGCGTCCAACTGGATCGGATTCGGCAGCGCAATCGTCAGGTCGCTATCCTGATAGGCGTTCTGCGGGGTCGAAGTCGTGCCCGCTTGGATCGTGTACAACAACCCGCCGGCCAACGGTTTCCCGTATCGATCGAATTGCTGGCTTAGTGATAGGCTGATCGTTCCTGCCATCCTCGTCCCCAAAAGAAAAAGGGACCATCCGAAGATGATCCCTTTGATTTGCCGGCCGAACCGGGCCCCGCCATACAACGCCTGACGACGCCCCGCCTCGCCTGCCAGACCAAGCCTCGCCTAGTCCCGCCGTAACAAGCCCAACCTGACCGCGCCTGCCTTGCGTTGACTGGCCCAACCTAGACAGACCTTACCTCGCCTGCCGAACCCGGCCTTACCTTGCATCGCCGCACCGCGCCTCGACTTACCTCGCCTGCCATGACCCGCCGAAAGCGGCGCGAAGTTGTTCGGGTAACCCTCGCCGTAACCCCACCGATCATTTGCCGCTGATCGATTCCGGCAGACGCTTCTCCTGCTCATCGATGCAAGTGAACACGCCAGCAAGCTCTTTCAAATCCTGATACCGTTTCCGCCACGCCTGCAACTCACGCCACGCGCGTTGCAACACCATGTCCCGCGTTTTCTTCTGCGTCATCGCATGTGATGCATCGCGATAGTGCGGCGCTTCCGGTTCGTTGATGTGGACGTAAGCTCGCGTCCGTACAGCCGGCTGCGTATCATCAACGTAGATCGCGACCACCGACCGGATCAGGCCGCGCGCTTGTTGCAGTCGCCATTGCTCTGCGGCGTCCCCGTCGTTCCACTCAAAGAACGAGTGGAGCGGCGAGTTGTGATTGCGCGCATCGTCAACAACGTCCTTGGGCGTCAGTTCGCCCTTAGCTTGCTGGCGAAGCAGTTCAAGGTGTTTGCCGACCTCGCCCGCGTTCAGAACCGCGCCGGATTGAAAGCGAGAGTTTTCCGCAAATTCGTATGCGCCGATCTTCATTACGCAGCCCTCCGCATTTTGGCCTTGGGCTTCTCAAGTGCCGCGCTCTCTGCCTCCGTCGCGACGTGGAAAAGGCCCGACTGTCCGTCCTTCTCGGGTCGCCACTCACCGACACCAACCGCAAATCCCGCCGTGTTGAGCAGGTTCAGGATTTGCGCGGGCGACAACACATTGGCATTGAAGCGCACCAAAATCTTGGTGTGCCACTTCGGATATTCAGCGCGGTAACGCAGATCGGCCGTGCCCATTCCGACACGAACCATGTCTTCCCTGATCTGCGGCGCATCGCCTTCGATCCGCACCAGATTAACGCGAGACTTTGCGCCGTCGAACGCACCATCAATGTCGGCATCCTCGCCAAGAATGTGGAACGCCTGACGAGCCGCGACCTTGGTAAGACCCGCGACCGACGTTCCCGCCGTCACCGCCGCGTTCTTGAACGCTACCGAGGGGAAACCGTGCCCGCCATCCGAGAGCCGATACATCGACGATTCGAAGTCGGCCTTCGGGTTCTTCGCCTCACGCGCCCCCTTCGCTGCCTTCGTCTGCTTGTCGAGCATTTCCTTCTTTGCCTTCATGCTCCAAGCATGGACGATCAAGGGGCTATCCCCGATTAGCGTCACTTCCATCATCTGCAAGTCGAGTTTCGGAAGTTCGATCGATACGTTTTCTTTAGCTGCCGCCATGTTCAGTTCCTCATTGGGCGTCCGGCCGGCCAAGCCACAGACGCAGTGGTTCGCTTTCGCGAAACCGGAGCCCAATGAAGCTCTGGTTTTCGCGTCTACCCTTTGGCCAAGGGAATTCGGATTCTGATTTGCCTTACGAAGTGGCGGTCCCCGCCGCCGTCTGCGCCGCCATGTCAATCACAGCGTCACAAAGTTTGCGCATGACGATCTTATCCCAGTCGGTATCGTCCTCGCTCTGGTCCCAGAAATGATCAGCGCCGAATCTTGCGAGCTGCGCCTTCACGATCACGCCCGCCCATGTCGTCGCCGGGATTGCTAGGATTGCCGTCGAGACCGGCGCAATGCGATCCATCACGTCGTCAGGGTGGTTCGCCTTCTCGGCAGCGTCCATCCCAATCTCTGCGTTGATCCGATAGTAAGCGGCTATGGCCTCGCCTTCCTTGTGGATCGGGTTGGCTTCATTCCATTCGTTCATCAGCCGCTCGTGTTCATCCCAAAGGGGACGGAACCGCGCTACTTCGGAGTAATATTCCTGTGTGAGCTTCGACAGCTTCTTTCCGAGATCAATAAGCTCAGCATCCGGGGCGGGCTCAGCCATCGCAATACTGGGCGCAACAACTGTGCCCGCAGCGACAGCAGCAAGAAAACTTCGCCGCGATGTGGTAGGAATCGTCTCAGCCTGCGCCATTGGGTCACTCCTTGGCCGTGGGTTAGGGCTTCGATGGGTGGTGCAAACACCCTCGGAGCCCGTTGCGTTTGTGTGCAACTGAATGCATTATGCCCACAGACTGATTTGTATGTCAACTGCACACAATTGCACTCATGGCGAAAAATTCTGCGATCTCCGTTCGGGTTCCTGACAGCGTGAAGGCGGCCGCCGAGAAAGCGGCAGCGGCCGATAGCCGCTCCGTCGCCTCCCTCGTTGAGAAATTGCTAACCGATTTCCTTAAGAAAAACGGATATTTAGAGAAGTGAAGGTCAATCCGACCACACAGATTGTTTGGCACTTCACGGTACATATCTGTACTGGTGTAGTGCTGTTCCTGATCGTCACCGGGGCCGCCGTGTTCCTCTGGTGGGTGACGGAATTGATGGCGCAACATCATGTTCCGACAACGATTCAGGTGGTATGCTATTGGCTGTCTGAACTTGTCTTTGGGTTGGACGTTCTTGCCTTTGGCCTCTACGCCATTGTCGTGACGTGGAGACTGGTGAAAGATATCTGCAAATTGGCATGGGAGCCGGGAGAGACCCATGAAAACGCTACGAACTAAAAAAAAGCTGACTGACGCATATCGGGCCAACGGCTCGTCGATTGGCGAGTTCGTAAAGCGCGACATTGCGGATTCTGTTGACCTCTATTTTGCCCCTTTCAGGGCTGCTGTCCGGCAGTTCGGTAAGGCGCTGCGGACCGATGCAGGCCATGACCCTATGCCGCCTAAACAAGGGCGAGCGCGCTGAACGCGGCGGAATGAAATCCGATCATCCGTTAGAACGACACGACCTTGGCCGCTTGGAGGCAGCGGCTAAGGAGTTGGACGCGCATATCAAGAATAGGCGGCCTAAACCGAGCATAGAGCGCCGGATGATCAGCACCGCAATAGCCGCGGTTCTGATTTTCGGCGGCGTCGTAGGCGCAATATCTTGGTTTAGCTGGCACACTTTTATGCCTCCCGGCCTTCTTGGCCTGACCTATCTCGCGCTAGTTGTGGTAGGCGGCTTGATGATTTACTCGGACTGGTTCGAATAGTTCATCAAATCGCGCATCTGAGCGCCGATCCCGACCGTCGCAAGATTGTTTTTCAGATTGCGCGAAGCAAGGGCGAGATCAGAGAACGTCCGCGTGTTCTTGGCTCTCTCGAACGCCGCCGCCTTTTCCTCATACTTGGTGATTGAACTGGCGAGCGGCGCACGCGAGCGAATGGCTTGTTCTAAATTCTGCGCTTGCCTCACCGTCATCCTGTTACTGAGCGCCTTAAATGCATAACCTGCGAGCGGCAATGATGCGCCGATAGCCCCGCCAACTGGTCCAGCAGCCGCACCGCCTGCGGCACCCCCAATAGCCGCTGTCAGGGCAGCCCCTAGACCACCGCCTCCGCTCAAAAGATTACCGACGCCCCGAACCGTGTTGTCCAGTCTGCCACCTTCGACAATACCTTTAGCTGTGTCCAATTCAGATTGCGTTAGCCCACGCGCTTCTTTCGGCTTGGTGATAACTTGCCGCAAGTTCTGGCGGATCGCGTTGGCGGTGTTCATACCTGAGTTCGACGAATCGGCCCGAAGCTGCGCGGATACGAGCTTCTTATCCAGCCCCTCAGCAGTTTTTGCCGCACTGTAATTCGCGTTCGCGCGACGAACTACACTTGCAAAGTCATCCGCGCTCCCCTTCAAAACACCGGCAGACGGGAAGTTCTCAAGATGCTTGTTGAGTTCAATCAGTGCCTTGGTCGCTGCAAGCCGTTCTTGAGGATCTGCGGCCATAGAAGCCTTCCCAAGCGTCTTTTGCAGGGTCCGCAAATTCTGGCCGGTCATTAGCGCGCTTGGCGGCACTTTCTCCACGTTGCCCAAGATCGTGAACGTCTTAGGAGCCAGCGTATCGTCCAAGCCCATCTCGTTGATGCGAGATTTCAGGCCAGTTACAAAGTCGGCCAACGCCTGCGGCTTTACCTCAAGGCTCTTAACGGCCGGGCTTTCATAACCGGCCTTCGCCGCCGTCTTTAATTCTGCGACGGTTGGCGTGGTTAGGGCTTGCGGCTTGCCGAGCCCGGCTGCGCGCGCAATGCCAGCCCCCGTCCCGCGCAACGTTGCTACTGGATTTATTGTCTGAGCCAAGTCGGCTGCGCGGTCTATAACTTCAGGGTTTGTGTGCCCATCTGCGCCAACAACAGGCACATTGCCTTGATAAACGTCGCCGGGCAACGTCACCGCGTTATAAATCGCCTTGGCGGCCTGGACAGGCCATGTATCCGCCAATCCAAATGGCTTCTTCTGCTGCGACGAATTCACAGCATCGAATGCCTTGCGATCTGAAACGGCCGCAAACCGATCATTAAACGACGCCGGGGCGTTATCCATCACGAACCCGGCAGGCAAATCGCCGGGCTTAGTAGGTTGAGTATCGAGTACAAAGCCGGGAGGTAGATCGCTCATCGCAACGGCTCCCATTTTCCATTGCGGCGGATCACGCGTTCACCCGTCTTGGGATTTGTGGCGGTAGCACCATCAGAGGCAGCGGCGTTCTCGGCTTCCGGGAACAAAGGATTGGCGTTCGAATATGCTTCCAGCTCGCGGTAGAATCCTTCGTTAAGCCGACCATTTTTCTTGACGTAACCCTGTCGCAACTGCTCCACATCAATCGAGCGCTGGGCCACGCGTTTCATATAGTCGATAATTTTGGCGTTACCTTGTGGGGTCTGGCTAAGACCTGGAACGCTCGCCTGCAAGAACTCGCGGTCCTTGTCAGACATAGCACCCGGCATACCAGCACCCCCAGCCGGGTTGCGAAGTTCAAGCGCAAATTGATTGCCGATGGCCTGAATGGCTTCCGGCCCGCCCACGTCGCCAACGTCCACACCAACGGCCTTCGCCAACTTTTTGGCGGCGAGAATTTGAGACGCGCCAGTGCCAGTGTAGATATTCGGATCGCTTAGCAGGCTACCCATGCGCGTGAGCGTGCCGAGCTTCATCCGGGCCGACTGCGCCCCTTCGATCAACTTGCGGTTCATCTCCGCAAATTCCTTGGCGCTCTGCTTCTCGTATTCCTTTTCGCCGGTCTGGTTGATGTTGACTTCGGTTTTACCGGCCGCCTTCAACCGTTCTTCAAGATCGAGTAGCGAACCCTGAAATCCGCTATCGGCTTTCAACTGTTGCAGGACGCGGATTTTGTCAGGTGTCTTGCTCTCATCCAGAAATCGCATGAGGAGCTTATCCGCGAACTCACGCTGAGACGCCGGCAGGTTCGGATTGGAACGCGCCTGAATAAGCATCGGGACTTGAGCTGCGGTGATCCCCGTTCCACCCCCCGCCTGCGCCACCTGCACCAGAGCGGCTTGGGGCGCCAACTCGACATGCGGCAAATCGTTTGGCACTGGTTGGCTTAAGCCATACTGCGGCAGCATTGCGCGCTGTTCTGGCGTCATCCCGCCAATATCGACCGCAAGCCCGCGCTCGTGACGTGACGTGCCCGGCGCTGCAACCGGGTTCGGATTGTTCGCCCGATCCGCATAAAGCCGCGCCTGATCGGCAGTCGAGCGGACGCCGCTGCTCATGGTCGTGTTCGGAAAATCTTGGATGAAATCCTGCGAACGATCCGCAAGCCGCGCATCCATGCCAGCTTGACCGGGAAAGGCGTTCGCATCGTTCGGGATAACGTGGCCCGCAACAACAGGACTGCCAATCGCCGCGCTGTTAGCATTCGGCCCAAGAATATTACTGAGGCTGCTACTGAACTGCTGCGAAGCCGCCAATTCTTTCGCCTGCTTTTCCTTGGCCTCTCCCAACTGCAATAGCGAGACGACGCCATTCAAATTGCCGGTCGATGCGAGCTTCCCTGCCGCCTGCTTGTAATCAATCGTCCCATCAGCCAGCCCCTTGCCGAGTTCGGCTAACGTCTGCTGCTGCCTGCCCTTCTCAAGATTGGCGAACAGGCTCGTTAGCGTCGGAGTCAGATCATTGTCCGGCGCGCTATACTGCGGAACAGCAAGCTGCGGGAGTGACGTGAGCGAAAGTGCCATGCCTCACCTACTTTGACAGGAAGCCGCCAAGGCCGCTCAGCAGCGAACCGCCAACGGTCGCGCCACCGCCAGTGCCGAGACTTAGAAGCCCGCCGGCAAGCCCCAACAGGTTCTTTGCCGCGCTCGCCTCGCCCTGAGCTTCAAGGGCGTTCGCGCTCGTCTGCCCTGCCGTGGTTTGATTTAGCAGCCCGACCTTGTTCATTGCGTTGTTTTGAGCAAGGCTCGCCAGATCGTTGTAAGCCCCCGCCTGCCCCGTTGCCGCGCCAGACGTGGCCGCCAGTTCAGGGTTGACGAACTGGCCGAGTGACGAAAGCCAGTTGTTGTACTGCTGGTTCTGCAAGTTCTGCCCGAACGTCTGCGCGTCCTGATCCGCGTTGCCGCTTGCCAACATACCTCCCGCCGCGCGCCGTCGATTGATCGCATCGAGACCGGCAGTCAAGCCGCTTTCATAACCCGGATTGTTCGTAAACGCGGCATTCGCGGCCGCATTGCCAGACGCACCGTTTACGCCGAGCGCATTAAGCAGCATTGAGCTAGCGCCGCCGTACTTCCCGGCAAGATCGCTCAGCGGAGTGTAAGAACCTAGCGCCTTGTTGACGTTCGAAACACCAGTGTCGTAGCCCTGTTGAAGGTAGCCGGAACCGGTCGTTTGCAGATCGCCGTAAAGTTTCCTGTTTGCTTCTGCGGCGTCCTTGTTCGGGTTGCCGAACAGGCTATCGAGCAATCCCATTTAATTCGCTCCCGGCTTGAATTTCTTGTCTGCGGCGCTCCAAACGAGCACCTGGCCGTCCGTCAACGTTGATGGATCGACGGCGGAAAACAGCGCGTCATACGCATTGACGATCTTCGCCATGGCTTGCAGCTTTTCGTACCAGATAGGGTCAACGCCGGATTGTGTATCAACCGTTGTGGTCTGGCCCGGAAGCGTGACTTTCATCGAAGCACGTCCACCTTCATGTCAGCGCCCATCAGCGCGAACGACACCGCCGACGACATATCGAACCGCCAGCGCACGCCCTGCGGATCGTCAACCGTGCCCCAGATCGAGGAGCGCACGCGCCCCGCTGTCAGTGCTTGCCGCCCAACCTTCAACACGCGCGGATTGCTCCATGTCTGCCCGCCATCGCGTGAAATCGAAACCTCGATATCCGGCGCGGTCTGATCCGGGTCGCTTCCCGTCGCGATGCCAACGCCCTTGGTGAGATAAAGCTCGATCTCGTTGACGCGGATCGGCGCTGGGAATGCGCCAGCCGGACCGGTTTCAATCCGCTGCCGTAGCGGGTCGCCAACCTCGTCCTGTGTCGTCATGTCGATCTGCAAAAGATCGCCGGTTTTCAGATCACCACACAGCCATGTGTCGAACGCCTTCACCGGGAAACAAGCGCGCCAATACTTGACCAGATAGCTTTCGCGCTCATGCCACGTCTGTTCGCCAACGTCGTAGATCCAGCACCACGCCGCGCCCTGCACCGCGACGAATGATCGCCCCCCAGCGATGAAGGCCGACACGCGGATGGCTGTCTTGTCCGTCTCGGCTTCAATCTTTCGGTCAAGATCGTCCGGCGAAATCTTCACCGTGGCGTAACCGTTCAAGGTATGAACGCCGAAATCATCCCCGACGAAAAACAACCCCTTGCCAAAACCGTCCTCATGCCCGGCGATGGCATAAGCGCCGATGATGCCGCGCGGGATGGTTGCGATATAATTCCACGGATAGGCTGTATCGTTCTGCCCGCCCCAAGCCTCGATCGATGAAGGGCCGCAGAGCAGAATTTGGCCATTCCCCAGCGGTATCGGCCGCAACAGTCCGTCCGGCTTGCTTTCCGCCGTCGCTACATCGTTTGTGTTGATCGAGGTCGAATTGATGCCCGACGTGCGCGATTTACCATCGCCGTAGGTAAATACGAAGAAGCCCTTGTGAAACACGACCGAGTTTGGCTGCCCAACGTCGGCGTCGGGATAATCACTAACCGCGCCGGCCGCGATGACCTGAGCACCATCGCCCGGCGACACGATCACGACATCCGGCGTTGACGCATTGTTGTGCGCCATAAACACGCCGCCATCTCCCGGAACGGTCCCGGTCATCGTCGTAACCGTGCCGGCGCTCGTTACCGAGTAGGCTTTGTCGTCAACCACGACATAGAGCGACGAGCCGACAACCAGCGCGCCCCGAAAATTGCTCCCCGTAATTGCCTTGAATAACTTGAGCCCCGGAGCCCGCCAGTAAGCATACTTCTGCCCGGCGGTGCTGCTCAGCTTCTCCATGTACGTGTTGACCAGCCGCCCGCCCGCCGCTTGCGGGTGGCGCCCCGGTGCGGTGATCAGAGGAAGAGGAATGGCGGTCATGGATAAGGATAGCCGCGCCGGTATGTCTGCAACGCCGCGTCAATCCGCAGCGTTCGCCGCGTGCGCGGGGGAGCGACAAGCACTCGCAAACGATCCTCTAAGCGACTAATTGCGATTGGATCAGCCTCACTTTGGCTGAACCTTGCTGCTGAGAAAGCGGCGACAATATCGGCAACAGCCTTGAATAACTCTTCCGGGATACTGTCGCGATACAGCGACACAATACGCGCGACCGTGGCGATGGTGTTGTCCACCTGACCGCTGATAACGTCGTATTCGATCTGTCCCAGCGCCTCACCCGGCACAGCGCGGCCCAAGATGCCTGCGACTTCGTAAATCAGATCGTCAGCGCTTCGCGGCATTCAACCCTCCAAATAGAAGCGACGGCCCGTAGGCCGCCGCAGTGCTTGCCGGAGGAGGATTAGGTGCCCGACACACGAACCGCGAGGCGCGGATCGATGGTCTTGGTGCCGTAGAGCACGTCGAGACGCCAGTTGCTCACGTCGTTCGTGCCGTCATAGTACGGGATGACGCGAACGCTGATGCCGTTCTTGCTCTGACGCGAGCAATCGACGGAGCCCGGCGGGCGAACCATCGGCACCATGCAGAGCGCGAACGCGTTCTTGTGGAACATGAGCGAGTTGGCATAGTTCGTGTTTGCCGTTCCCATGAACGTGAGCGCCGCATTGTCGGCCGGAGCCGCCGATACGGTCTGGAACGCGCCCGAAGTGATGATCTGTGGCGCAATCGTCAGGGTGAGATTGCCCGAGGCATCAGACGAGCCGTTGGCCTTGACGACGAACTGCTTGAGGAACGGCAGCGTTGCCTTGGTCACAGGGTTCACATCGTAGACGCCAGCGATGGTGAACACGTCACCAGCCACCACACGAGCCGCAGCCGCCGCAGTCCAGCCGTCAGTGATCAGCGACTGAGTGTTGGCGCCGGTCAGGTCATAAGTGGTGTTCTGGCTTGCGCCGTTGACCAGCGGAGTGCCGCCAAACGGGCCAGTCGTGAACACCGGAGCATTCTGCGACATCATGTTATTGACGCCGCCAACCTTGCCGACGCTGCCATTCCGATAGGCATTCTGGCCAATCTGCGGCTGGAACAGCGTGGTCTGGTTGCCCGCCAGAGCCCAATAGTCGGCCGGCGCCAGGACCATCGATCGGTCGTTCTGCGGGACAGAGCGCTGATCGAGGTTCGTGGTGCCCTTGGCGAAGCCGGCGAAGGTGCTCAGCGTGGTGCCGGGCGTACCGACCCACTGCGGAATGTCCTTGAACATCGCCATCGTCGAAACGTCGATCTGGTTGGCGATCTGGATCATCGCCGGCCGGATCACGCGCTCCGACAACTGCCCGATATTCAGGGTGAGTTGCTGCGACGTAAACTTGAAGTCAACGCCGGCGATTTGATTGACCGACAGCGTAACCTTGGCTTCCGAAACGTCTTGCGGCGAGGCCGTAATGGTGTTTCGGACGGTGAAATCAGTCGGCTTGCGGATGGTGATTGTGTCACCAACCTCGTAGCCGTTGACCTTCTTGTCGAACTCGTCTTCGTACCCGCGATAGACGGCATTCGCCATTGTGAGTTCGTTTTCGAGGATCGCCAACGACGCCTTGGCGACGATGGAAGCGGTGAGAGTCGTGTTAGACATTGCCATATCCCCTTAAGGATGAGGCACCGTTCACCCGTAGGTCTTTTTCAGCCACGCCGAGAGGTCGCTCTCGGGGTTTCGCGGCGTAGACCCGCCCTTGAGGGCAGTGGGTGGCGGCGGTGCCGATGTTTGCTTCTTTGCGGATGGCGCGCTAACGGACCCTTCGAGCCTGCCGATTTCTCTGGCTAGCTCCCTGCCGGTCATGTTGTTGAGCGCGTGAATTTGTTCGGGATGCTTGGCGAGGTGGTAAACAATCAACTCGCTCTTGTCGGATGATAGGAGCTCCTGACCGACCTCCCGGCTAACCGGAGGAGCTTTGCTGACAACTTCGTCGTAGTCCGTGATGAACTCTTTCGCGGCTTCGACGCGCTCTTGATGGGCCTCGGAACGCTCCCGCAGGATATTCGACCGCTGCGCGTCGAGATTCCTGACCTGACTGGCCCGGCCCTCTTCGCGGATGATCTTCCGGGTATCGAAGGCGGCAAGCGCCCGCTGATACGCGAAATAATCACCGTCGAAGTCTTCCTCCTTCGGCTCTTTGTCTTCGTCGCCCGCTGTCGCTGCACGACTGCGAAGCTCCTCCAACTCGCGTTCCCGCGCCGAAAGTTCTTCCATAAGCTGCGAATTGCGCGCCTTGAGGCGGGTTACGCCAGAACGCTTTCGCGGCTTGTCTTCTTCGCCTTCACCGTCGCCCTCGCCGTCCTTCTGATCGGCTTGGTCTTCCGGCTTTGCTTCGTCCTGCTCCGGCTTCTCGCCGTCGCTTTTCTCGACAACAGGCGCTTCGACCTGATCGAGATCAATGATACCGTCGTCGGCTGGCATTTCTGCCTGCGCGTTGGTTTCGTCAGTCATGTCGCGGTTCCAACAAAAACCGCCCGAAGGCGGTTACAATCGCGGCGCTGGCGGCCTTACGCTGCCTGCATCACACGAACTCTAGGCGTCGGCCTCTTCCGACCGTTCCGCCATCTGATCCATCGTGGCGCGGTGCTTCTCGCTGCCCTGCATGAAATTCTGAGCCTGCGAGGTCATCCCTGCCTCGTGCTTGTCGGCAGACTGCGAAAGGCTCTGTACGCCGCGCGCAACCTCAATCACGTGTTTCTCGCCAGTCGTCACCAGCCCGACGCGCGCCTTCTCAAGCTCAGCCAACTTGATCTGGACGTTGATGGCGTTGATCTGGCGATTCGTCTCCAACTCGTCCCGCTTCTCGGCAAGTTGGATTGCTTGCAAATGGGCATCCATCTGCGATGTCCCTGCATCGCCATTAGCGGGCTGTCCAGCCTCGCTCATGATCTTGGCTATCTCAGCCTGCTTTTTCTTGTTGTCGAGGTCCTTGCCCTGCAATTCAAGCTGGGCAGCGGTATCCTGCATCTGCGCTTGTTTCGCTGCCTGTTGCTGTTCCGGCGTCGGTTGCGGCTGCTCGCCCGGTTTGACGTTGGCCTGCGCCCGCTCGCTCTGCAACTTGTTCTTGATCGACGGCGGCAATGCTTCCTCAAGCCGTTCGCCAATCTCATCGGCGTGCGGCCAGTCCTGCACCTTGGCGAAGATGTCACCGATCAGCGGCGCGGCCTGCGGGAATGCCTGAATGAACGCAGTCATGGAATCGGCAGCCTGTTCGCGCTTTGTCGTGTAGCCCGGCCCTTGCTCGATCATGACGTCATAGGATCCAACCGTCACGTCATGCTCAACGCGCTGTAAACCGTCCGTCACGGTTGGCTTGTTAATCTCCACGAGGTCAGGCTTGCCATCGTCCCCGATGATGCGAATCATCCGCTGCGCGTCGTAGATGTGCGGAATCAGATCCATGACAATCTGCCCGGTACGCTGGATCGCCATGTTGAAATTGTCAATGTAGACGAACGTTCCGGTATCAGCCTGAGCATCACGGCGAGCAATCGCAACGCCTGACGTTTCGTTCGATTTTGCCCCTAGATTGGCGTCGTAAATACCAATCACCGCCTTCATATCTTCGGCGGCCTTGATGCTGCCTTCCTGGATCGCCTGCGATGCGACCGGCGGCTGCAATCGCTCCGGCTTCATGCCGGGAGCTTTGGGGTCCACGTCGAATTCAAGGAACGGCAGATTGTCGGTGTTGGCCGTTTCCCACTGATCGTAATACTTCTCGACCATGGCCCGCGTGACGATCCACGGCGCTTTCGGCTGTAGCGCCACCACCTCCGTCTCAGCAGAGGCGTAGTAATTCACCATCCGCTGCAAGTCGCGGGCATAACGCACGATACCATGTCGATAGACTTCGCGCGCGATGCGAATTTCCTCACCGAGCGCCGGGATGATCGGGATATGCATCCCTTTCCAGTCGTACTCTTCGAGGATTTCGCCCTGTGTCATCAGGTAGCGGCAAACCTTGTAGCTGTCGCGCTCCTCAACGCGCGCGCCGCGCTGTGCGAAAAACTCGTATGCCTGAGCGATCTGGTCCTTGGGCGAATCCTTGACCTGATCGGTGATATCGTCGATCGATCCGTCAGGCATCAGGACCAACGTGCGCTTGATCGGCTCCTTCCGCCAATAGGTCATGACGCGAATGTAATCGTCGCTGACCCAACCATCGAATGCGGCGTGTGCCCGCGTATCGAACCCGTCAGCCTTGGCGTCAGGCCAACGTTTCTTGAACGCGGCGCGGGTCATATCCATCGGAACAAAGCAATGCATCGCGTCTTCGCGCGTCGGCATTACCGCATCAGCATCCCAAAGAACGCCAACGCCGTCCTCGATCCCAGCGATACGGAGTTCCTGATTGAACGTCGTAGTGTTGGCGTATTCGGTCATCACTTGCCAATGACCGATGCCGCAGCAGACCTGACTGTCGGCCGCCGACGTATAAACCTGTTTGGCGAATGAACGGTTCTCGATGTAGCGGAACATGCCGGACAGAACGTCGGCCGTCTCAGGATCGCCGGAGCTATCGACCGGCACCGCCTTGATGCTGGGGCGCATCTTCCGCATGTCGCCCGTCACTTGACGGATGAATTTCGGCAGCAGATTGATTGTATGACACGGCCGGCCATTGCGCTGCGACAAAGCGAGAGGGTCCCATTGATCCTCTCTGCGGCCACGCCGGAATTTCAGATCTTCGTAAGCCTCTTCTTGGTTATTACGCTCCCGCTCCCAATCGCGTTCGTATTCGTCCAAGGCATCAGCGTGGATGGTTTCCCAACGTGCAGACGCGGCCTTGCTGTCGTCGTCGGCGTCTTTGCCTTCAACGTCCATCGGTTCATCTGTCATGTGTTACGCCGCCCTCGCCTGCTCGTAGGCTTGGCGCTCTCTTAAAACCGCCGACACAACAGCGCTGTCATTGGTCGCGATGCCGTATAATTCCTTTGGTGTGACCACAATCGAATGCGGTCCCATCCGGAGGACAGACGGCGGATTATCATCTACGATGACCGTCAAACCCATCCACATCGTTTTCATGCGCCCATCCACCCACCGGCGCGGCGTCGTTCGCGCGGGCGCTCTACAGCCTCATGCACCGGCTCCGCGAACGTCAACACAATCGCGTCCCATTCGTCAGGTGATCGCACGCCGCGCGCTCGCATGTGTTCCTTGCTTTCCAGTTGAAGCCGCTGATTCACGTCGTATGAATATCCCGGCCCGCAAGCATCGGCCTGCAAACTGTCGCGGTCAGGAATGTCGGCGCCGCCCGGTTCATCAAGCCAATCCTTTGACCGCGACCACATCTCAGCGCGACGATTGCGCGGCCCGGCCGACTTCGTGCCGTCCGGCAGTAAAACGTGCGGCTCCTGCGGTTCCGATCCAAAATTGATCGGCGTCACGAGGTCTAGGTACTTACCGCCCCAACTGTGCAGAATGTCCACCACGCCAGCACCGACCCCGCCAACGTCGATAAACACCCGCGCTGGGCTATCAGCGTCGATCACCTGCTTGACCCAATTCGCCCCGGCAACCGTGTCGATCTTCGAGCGGCTTTCCAGGTTCGAGACTTGCCGGCCCTTGCGCCACGCAATCGAGAACCGATCATCACCGAACCGCGCCGGGTCAACGCCAAGCACCAGCGGCCCGATGCCCTCGCACGTTGCCTTGCGCGCCGCGAGAACCTTGTCGGCCTTGATGAAACTATCGTGGCCGGTCATCTGGAACGCTTCATCCGCCGTCGCCGGATATTCCTGCTTGAACAGCAACGGGTCTTTCAGTTCCGCAATCTTGGCACGCCGCCAAGCCATCTGCTGCTGATCCAACTTGTGCGCGTCAGCGTAGAGTTGTTCTTCCTCGTCGAGCCCAAACCCTTCCGGCACCGCGCGCCGATATTCAGGCTGCCAGAACCACGGGATGAAGATCGCTTCGTAATCGCCTATCCCGGCCTCTGCCTGCTGCCAACGCTCGTGAAACTCGCCGCCGACACCATTCGCAGTAGATTCCAGAACAATCTCAGTACCAGCCAGATCAGGAATAGCTTGAACAACGCCCGCAAAATGCGTCTTTGCATTCGGCCAAAACGCGACCTCTGATCCGTGGAATAGTTGCACCGTCTGCGACCGTCCGACCGCCTTTGCGCCCGCCGTGCCAACGGCATAACCGCTTTCGAGCAGCTCGAAACTCAACTCTTTCGCGTTCGCCGCACCCGTCGCAGGCTTAACCAACGGATTGCAGTGCGTATGGTAACGCTCGACCATCCCGAACAGGTTGTTCGTCGCATCCTGCTCATGCGTCAGAATGAAAACCCGCAAGCCCTTGGCATGTGTTGCACGCCAATAGTACCGGCCTCCGATGTAGGTCGAAATTCCCTGCTGTCGGCCCTTGAGCACGAGCGCCCGAACCTTGCCAGTCCGCTCTCGCTGCGCTTCCAATCGACCATGCAGATAGAGTTGAGCCTGGTTGAGCGTAAGCGGCTCGATCTGCCCGGCCTTCGTCCTGATCTTGAGACACTTCGCGGCGTAGTGCCGGAAATCATCCCTGAGCCGTCGCCGGATCGCTCGTTCCCGTTCCGTCATCGTCCAATTCGTTCAGCGCATCTTCGTGGCTGATCGCCAGATTGCCCGACATCTCCACGGCCTGCGCTGGCTTGCCGTCGAGGCGGTCGGCGATTTCCCTAATTGCCTGCAATCCGTCAGCACCCGATGCAATGGCGAGAAGATTGCGAGCAAGACCGCGCAGGGCTTTCGGGTCGTTGTCACCTAACGCGGCAAGCTCCATCCGCAGCGCATCGCGGAACGGCTTATCCTTGCCTTTGTTGGTGCCAGAACGGCCCTTAACGCCTGCCATTTTGAAAATGCTCAAGTTTTTGGAATGGCGCGCTAATCATCCCCATCCCCTCAAAACCAAACCCCGCCTGTCGGGGCGGGGTGTGTGGTTCTATTTGCTGCCATAGAGTTTGCGGCACGCCTGCGTGATGATCTCGCGATCAGGCCATGCAATGCGGCTATCGTTCAGATCGATAACCGCGATGTTTTGATCGTGAAACGCCTTGGCTTTGACCGCCTCGTAATCGATCGGCCTTCCTGCAAGGCGGGGAAAGTTGGTCCGCAACGGCGCCCCTGAAACGCGAAATCCCGCAGAGGTGTTACCACCTGAGCGGGATTGTGCAGCTTGCCTATCGGACATGCCGTGATTTCCCTGAATCTGTCAATCCCCAAAAATCGACCAGCGCCTGCAATCCACTGGCAAGCCTGATCAAGTCCTGATGCCCGGCAATGGTTTCGTCGCGCTCGCATACCATGCGGACGATCTTGACCGATGCGGCGTGATCAGTTCGAAGCGCGGCCGCGGCGTCCACAAACGACTCCACAGCGCGGATATGCCGTCGCACCTCTCGCCGTCCCTCGTAGCTGTCAGGATCGACCTCAGAACGGCCGCTGGCCTGCCCAAGGGCTATTGCGCGCGGGTCCGGCGGCGGACTGCACAGCGCTTGGCTGTAGCGCGCCGCGTATTCGGCCCATTGCTTGCCGGCGGACAGTTGCAGGAAGCTGATCTTCCCTGCGAGATGCAGCCGACCCAACTCAGTACCCCACAGCGGATCGCGCATCCCGGCCAATGCTGCATCGCGGAGCCGCTTCGCTTCCACTGGATTCGGCAAAGCCGGCTGACGCTGCACCTTACCGCTTGCCTCACGCAACGCCGTCACCTTTCGTCTCGTCATGCCTTGCCCCTCTTCGAAAGAACCTGCTCACACTCCCGCGACCAACGGATGCCGGGTCGGGTCACGCGTAGATGTCCTCGACCGGGTCATCCAGCCCGGCCTTGGTGTCGTGGATGGCGTCGAGCGGATCATCGACGCTCCGGCGCACGGCGGTAATCGTCGCGCCCCCAGGAAACGTATCCTTGACCTTCGCCAGATCGGGG